TTTCTTCCCGATTTGGCTTTACCTTTATCGCATGGATGAACTGACAGACAAGCAAAAGCTGGCGTATGCGCGCATAAAGCAAAGCCTGCGCAGCGCACGACACATCGGCGAACTCGATGAAGATTTATTAAAGATGGCGGCTTGCCTTACGGTCGAGGTGCGCGAGTTGCAAGCCATCATTGACGAAAAGGGTTACACGTACGAATTCAAAAACCGTGACGGCGGCGTGATGACGAAGCACCGGCCAGAGCATCAAATGCTGGTCGAGTCGCGCAGCAAATACCTCGTAGTGCTGAAGGAATTAGGCATGACGCCAGCGGCACGCAAGCGCATTGAAGTGGACGTAGAGTTGGACGACGAATTAGAAGAGCTGTTGACCTTTAAGGATGCATCAATCTGAGGCGCACCAATACGCGCTTGACGTAGTACACGGAAAGCAGGCGGCGAGCAAGTACACGCGCAAAGCGTGTGAGCGTTACCTCAAAGACCTCGACACCGCCGAGGAACGCGGTTTAGAATTCCGCGCGCATACCGCGCAGGCTTACATCACCTTCTTTCAGCGGGCCATCAGGCATACCGTTGGAGAATGGGACGGCCAGCCATTCAACCCGCTTCCGTGGCAAAAGTTTATCTTGTGGAATCTTTACGGGTGGTTTCGTGAAGACGGAACACGAAGATTCAACTATGCGTATATTACTGTTGCTCGTAAGAATGGCAAAACGACGCTTATGGCAGGCGCTGCTTTGGCGGCTCTTTTCTTTGACCAAGAAAAAGCTGCTGAAGTTTATTTTGCAGCAACTAAGAAAGACCAAGCCAAGATTGGATTCGACGAAGCGCAAAGGATGGTTTCCATTTCGCCGCCGCTCAGAAAGCACCTCAAAGCAGGAAAACACGACATCAAAGCGCCGACGCTTTCGGCGCGGTGCACGTACCTAAGCGCGGAACGCGACACGCTCGACGGCCTTAACATTCACTTTGCAGGCATTGACGAATACCACGCGCACCCCACGGACGGCGTGGCAAACGTCCTGCGGTCCGGTATGCAGGCGCGCCGCAACCCTTTGCACCTCACTATAACCACGGCGGGATTTAACCGCGAATCCCCGTGCTACGAATTACAAAAGACGTGCAAAGAGATTTTAGACGGCGTTAAACACGACGACGCGCAATTTGCGATTATCTACGAACTCGATGAAGATGACGACTGGACCGACAGCAGCACATGGGTAAAAGCCAACCCGTCATTAGGCACGGCTTTACGGCCTCAGCTGCTCGAATCGCAATTACAACAAGCCATAAACCTCGGCGGCTCGCGGGAAGTGGAGTTTAAAACGAAGCACCTGAACCAATGGGTGACGGCTTCTAAGACGTGGATACAGGATGAAATTTGGATGCGCAACAAACGCGAGGCAAACCTCGACGGCCTGCCATGCTTTGGCGGACTCGACCTTGCAAGCGTAAGCGACATGACGGCGCTGGTGATGGTCTACCCAGAAGACGGCGGTTACCACGTGCGCGGGCATTATTTTCTACCCAGCGACACCGTTGACCAAGTATTGGACCGTGACCCCGGTCACATTTACCGCACCTTTCGAGAGCTGCCGAACGTACATCTGACGGACGGCAACGTAACCGATTACGCTAGCATTAGGCGCGTAGTAAGCGGCGTAATGAATACGCCCGACGGTCAAATAGTAGATGAAAACAGCATTATGCACAAATACCAAGTGCAGAAAATCGCGTTTGACCGATACAACAGCACGCAAATCGCCATCGACCTTGTAGACGACGGCGTGCCGCTGGTGCCGTTTGGTCAGGGCTTTGTTTCGATGTCATCACCCACAAAACAGCTTGAAGTATTGACGCGAACGGGCAAAATTTGGCACGATGGCGACCCCGTTTTACGCTGGGCGTTGGGTAATGTTGAATTGAAGATGGACCCCGCAGGAAACATAAAAGCGGACAAACAAAAGAGCGGCGGAAAAATTGACCCGATTGTAGCCATGGTGATGGGAATTGGTGAACACATGAAAACGCCACAGGTCGAGGAAGCTTATTTCGACATAATTTCGCTTTCGTAAATTGCGCACAATATGGCAACACTCAAGGACAGATTGGGCGCGTTACTTCGCTATCGAGTTGGCAAGTACGACAGCCAAGCGATACCCAACGAGCTGGGTATATTTGGCCACACGGTAAGCGGCGCGAATATTAACGAAACCACGGCGCTCACCATCTCTACCGTATACGCTTGCACGTACAAAATTGCATCGACGGTTGCCAGTTTGGGCCTTGAAGTGTACGAAAAGAGCGGCAGGGAGATACAGCCCGCCAACGTTCACCCAGCTTACGACGTTATCAAATACCGCCCGAACGAATATCAAACGGCATACGAATTTTGGGAGACAATTGTAAGCATGGCGGTGCTGCACGGGTGCGGTTATGCGCTAATTGAGCGCGACAATCGCGGTTATGTCACCAACCTCATTGGCCTCGATTATTACGACGTAGACCGTAAGTTCGTCAATGGTCAACCTGTCTTTAGCGTCAAGAATGTGGGCATGGTTCAGGCTGAAAATATGCTTGAAATCTGCAATTTGCAGCGAAAAAGCCCGATTCGTTTGCACCGCGAAAACCTTGGTTTAGCGAAAGCAGCCGAGGAATTTGGGGCGGAATATTTCGGAAGCGGCGGCCAAATGACGGGCATTTTAAGCAGTGACCAGCCCCTAAAAAAGGAGCAAATGGACCTTATCCAAGGCAGTTGGAACAGCGCCGCGCGTCAAGCGGGCACCAAATTGCTGCCTTTTGGGTTCAAATATTCTCGAATTTCCATCAGCCCCGACGAAGCGCAATTTATCGAAACGCGCAAGTTTCAAGCGGAGGAAATTTGCCGCATTTTTAGCGTTCCGCCGACCTTGGTACAACTTGAATCGCAGACGACATACAACAACGTCGAGCAGCAAAATCTACAATTTGCACGCCACACGATTTCACCGTGGGCCAAGCGAATTGAGCAGGAAATAGACAGAAAATTAATCCAATCACGCGAGCGGCCACAGATTTACAGCAAATTTTTGCTCAACGATTTGTACCGTGGCGATATGCAAAGCCGTGCGAGTTTCTACACGCAGATGTTACAAAACGGCGTTTTAAATATTAACGAAGTCCGAGAACGTGAGGACCTAAACCCCACCGACGGCGGCGATACGCACGTGGTGCAGGTCAATCAAATCGCGCTTGACAAGTTGGGCGCTTATTCGGACAAACTAACAGAAAGTAATGGAACAGAATGACGACAAGCGCATTGAAGAATTGCGCAGCCAATACGGTGAGAACGTAGAACTGCGCACGGCAGAAGTCCGCGCAGCAGGTGACGATACGTTAGTGGTTGAGGGCTACGCCAGCAACTTCGATGTTGAGTACGATTTAGGATATTTCAAAGAATCCGTATCGCGCGGCGCCTTCGATGAGGTGCTGGAAGATGATGTGCGCTTTTTGCTGAATCATACGGGCGCGCCATTGGCACGAACTACGAACGGAACACTGGAATTGAGCGTTGACGAAACGGGCTTAAAGTACCGCGCGGCACTTGCCGACACGCAAGACGGGCGCGACCTTTACAAGCTCATTAAGCGCGGCGACATCACACAAAGCTCGTTTGCGTTTACCATCGACAAAGACGAATGGAGCGAGGACCGCAGCACGCGGACGATAACCAAGATTGGCCGATTGTTGGACACGTCAGCCGTGACGTATCCAGCATCACCATCTACGACAGTAGCAGCGCGAAACATGGCAGCGGCGGCGCAGGAAGCGGCGGCATTGAATGACGAACAGGAAACGCAGGAACCCGCACAGGAAGAACGCGCAGAACCTGAAACTATAAAAACCGAAGCGCGTAACTTTACGCAGAAATCAGAGAACAATTTTTCAAATATGACACTAAACGACCTAAAAGGCCAACGCTCCGCGTATTACGAGGAGTTCGTAGGCATCGGACAAAAAGCGGATTCAGAAGGCCGCTCATTGACAGAAGCAGAGCAGGAGC